AAGGTCTATGAGCGATTTCTTCCCTGGATTCGAACCCACCCAAACGTCAGTATATGTAACGACTACACAAGCTGCACACGGTGTGGAAGCTACAGTCTACAGCGGAGGGGGTATAGCACTACTGCCACGGGAAAGTACCAGCGATACCAGTGTCAAGACTGTGGTGGATGGCAGCAACAACGTAGAGGAGAAAAACTTGCTACAGAAATACTCAAACCAAGCTAAACAGGTTGGAGGTGATCACTACAAGCAGACAACACTCCAGCCTTGGGATGTCATCAGTGCTTGGTCTTTAGATCCTTGGTCCGCTAATGTAGTTAAATACATTCAAAGGTTTCACCGTAAAAACGGTAAGGAAGACCTACAGAAAGCAGCACACTATCTGGAGTATTTGATTGATAACTATGATACCGTAAAGAAAAAGTATTACAAGGAGTAACTATGGCTTTGACGATTCTGGACTTATTTGATAAACTAAAAAGACTAGATGAGATATCTCTACTTGAGATACTGAACATAACAGCAGAAGACTTGGTTGATAGGTTTGAGGACAGAATCGAAGCCATGTTTGATGATTTAGTTGACGAACTAGACGATACAAAAGAGGAAGAGTAATGAAGTTGAATAACTACCAAGCATTTATCCACAAGAGCCGCTACAGTAGGTTTCTTGACGAACAAGGGCGTAGAGAGAACTGGGGTGAGACTGTAGATCGCTACATGGCTTTTATGCAAAAGCAGTTACTGAAGAAGCATAAGTATGAGATTCCTCAGCATATCTTTAAGACTGTACACAAGGCTATCCTGAACCTTGATGTCATGCCTTCGATGCGCTGTATGATGACTGCTGGTGAGGCACTGGAGCGGCAGAACATTGCAGGATATAATTGTTCGTATCTTCCCATCGATGATCCTAAGTCATTCGATGAGGCAATGTACATCCTTCTATGTGGCACTGGTGTCGGTTTCTCTGTAGAGTCTAAGTATGTCAATCAATTACCTGAAGTCCCTGATCAGCTATTCGATAGTAAAACTACTATCGTGGTATCCGACAGCAAAGAAGGCTGGGCTAAAGCACTACGACAACTTATTGCTTTACTCTATGCTGGAGAGATTGCAAAATGGGATGTCTCCAAAGTTAGACCTGCTGGGGCAAGACTTAAGACCTTTGGAGGAAGAGCTTCTGGTCCAGAACCCCTCGTTGAACTATTCAAGTTTGTTATTAGGAAGTTCCAGTCGGCCAAAAATCGTCGTCTCTCGTCCATTGAATGCCATGATATTTTGTGCAAGATCGGGGAGGTTGTTGTTGTGGGTGGTGTGCGACGATCTGCAATGATATCTTTAAGCGATCTAAGTGATGATCGTATGGCACACGCTAAAGCCGGTGCTTGGTGGGAACAACAAGGACAACGTAGCTTAGCGAACAACTCTGCTGTGTATGATACAAAGCCTTCAGTGGGTCAGTTCATGCGTGAATGGTGCTCAGTCTATGAGAGTCATTCTGGTGAGCGTGGTATCTTCAACAGAGAAGCATCACAGAAACAGGCTGCTATCAATGGTCGTAGAGATCCTAATCATGACTTTGGTACGAATCCCTGTAGTGAGATCATTCTACGTCCATACCAATTCTGTAACCTCACTGAGGTTATTGTCAGAGCTACAGATACCATTGAGGATCTACGCTATAAAGTACGTGTAGCATCGATTCTAGGCACTTGGCAGAGCACAATGACTGACTTCCCTTACCTGCGTAAGATCTGGGAAAAGAACACTGCTGAAGAGCGTTTATTGGGTGTATCGCTGACAGGTATCTACGACAATCCCTTGTTGAATGATCCTAATGATAATCAATTACCATTAAGACTACAGGATCTTAAGCATGAAGCAGTCACTGCGAATGAAGTTACAGCAAATGCTCTTAGTATTCCTGTCTCTGCTGCTATCACTTGCGTCAAGCCTTCTGGTACTGTGTCTCAGCTGTGTGGCACTGCTAGTGGCATTCATCCTCAGCATGCCCAGTATTACATCAGGCGTGTACGATCGGATAAAAAAGATCCTCTCACAGCGTTTATGATCAGCCAGGGTATCCCTAATGAGCCTTGTGTTATGAGACCAGACAGTACAACCGTGTTCTCATTTCCTATGAAGGCTCCTGATTCAGCAGTGACTAGGGATGATGTATCGTCTATTGCACACTTAAACCTATGGAAGGTGTATCAGCTTAACTGGTGCGAACATAAGCCTTCAGTGACTATCTCAGTGAACGAAGAAGATTGGCCTGCTGTAGGGGCTTGGGTATACAGGAACTTTGATATCTGTACTGGTGTATCGTTCTTACCTATGGATGGTGGTACGTATCGACAGGCTCCTTATGAGACATGTACTGAACAAGAGTACAATGAACTCTTAGCTAAGATGCCTGTGAACATCAATTGGGATGATCTTAAGGAGGTGGATGATAACGTCGAAGGTGCACAGCAATTGGCCTGTGTTGCTGGAGTGTGTGAGATCTAGATAAAAAAAGCCCTCCATCAAAGGAGGGCGAACGGTCACTAAGGAAAACTATGCCGAATGTATGGGGTTGGTCATTTCTATCAGGGTTTATGTTGGGTATCTGCTATTCTGACGATTTTGTCGTAACTGACGAGGACGGAGACGAGGCTTTTCTCGAAGGGTTCTTCGTCTTTATTAACATTGCTATCTTTAGTTTTGTTGTTGGTTGGGCTAAGGAAGAGTGATGCCTCAGCTTCACGACGAAGAATCAAGCCTCTGGTTACTTTACCTGCTGCAAGATTCCAACGCTTTAGTTCTTGAGCAGCTTCCACCCATCGTTCTTGGTTTATCCTTGTTCGCATCGTGGATGATCTCAACCTAGCTGGTCCTAAATTATAAGTCCAACTAAGGATCGCTGCAGCTTTATTATCGTGTTTCGTCAACACTGGACAGGCTTTATAGACTTGAAGTAGAAACCTCTCTGCATCAAGTTCAAATAAAACTTGTCCTCTTTCTTTTGTGATCTCAGGATCATCTAAGGTAACCTTATCCCCATTCTCGTACATCGTAGACCCCCAACCTATGGTGGGTACGTTAGCACTACAGAGATAAGGTTTACTTCTCCATCCTTCGAATCTCTTAATCAATGGTTCAGCGATTGAGATTACTTCTTTGATTCCCATACTCTACCAACGAACCAAAAGGTTAAGATCAACGACAGCATACCTTCATCAAAGTCTGTCCATCCTGACATAAGCACTGATGTCCATGAACCATTCTGAAGGAAAGCTAGGTAGAGACCAGTAGCTTTGACGATGGAATAGAAACCTACAAACCAGTAAGTCACTGCTGGTCTAACCAATGCTGACAGCGATGCTACCCACTTCCAAGCCTTACCATCAGACTCTGCTTGTTGTTTGAATGCTTCACCGATAGCGTCTAATTCATGCTCTTGTAGACGCTGATGTCCTTGCTGTAGAGCAAACTCTGCTTGCATCTTAGCAATAGAGACTTCAACGTCTAACTTCTTTAGCTCATGCTCTCTTTCAAACTTACGATCTAAGATCTTAAGTACTTCAGGGGCTAACCTGAATACACCACCGATAAGAGCACCAATGAGTTCGAACATTACTGCATCTCCTCCGGCATACCAGCCTGGACAGCTGGAATAGCTCTAGCAGCACCCCTAGCAGCATCATCGATAACCATCGTAGTCCAATCAATACCTGCTTTCTTACCTAAATCTACTAGCTTCTTAGCCGCTGTAAGATCCAACGTACCATCAGCTTTAGGTGTTAGAGCCTCAGACAATATCCTAGTTGCTTTAGGATCTAACAATAAAGTCTTTAGCTTCTCATCAGTAGCTGCTGCTGTCTGCTTTGCCCAGAACTTAGACAAGATAGATGACACAGCCCATGTAGTACTTGCTATTGGGTTTCTTAACTTAGAGATTATCTCTTCTGGAGGAACGCCAACTAACTGCTCAATAGGTGTTGTTGGTACTTCCTTAACATTAAACTTAACATCAGCAGGGTTTACTGACAATCTACGAGCAGCTTCAGCAAGATTCTCTACATTCTTAGCGTAAGTAGGTCCAAAGACTTTATCGTAAGTAGCCTTACGTGTTCGATCTGCTAGAGCCTCTACAGGGTTTTGTGCTGACAGAATATCATCTAACATAAAAGATCTAACAGCATTCAAGGTATCGATGTTACTACCATGAGTACGTAAGAAACGATCTACATTAGCTGGGTTACTGTACAGATTGTTGACGATGTCCTGAGCAGTCTTACCTTCTAATTGAAGTAGATTACCTTTCCTAGCCTCTGTGAAGGCATTGTTGATTCTTACCTTCTGTGCATTCAGTTCAGTAACATCAGTAACTGCTTTACGGATAACATCAGCTTTATCACCCAATAGAGCTAATTCTGATGAGTTAGACTTTAACCACTTCCTAGCAGCGTTAACATCTATAATACCGTTCTTCACAGCTGCTTTATCAAAGTCAAACAAGAAAGCCTTCATTGCTAAATCAGCTCCTTGTTCTCCAGTAACGTCCATAAACTGAGACAAAGCAGACTTGTTCTTTGTTAGTACAGGCACAATAGATTCATCAAACTTAGCTCTATCTACCTGCCTAAGTGCTTCTTCACCAAAAGGTAAGCCAACACGGTTTAGATAAGCAGCATCAGCAGCCCTATACTGTGTTACAAAACCTTCAGGAAGTGTGTTGATAACACCATCAACCTTAGTTTTCAGTTCAGATAGTAAACGTACTGCATTGTCATCTTTAGTGATTCTAAGCTGACGATTGATCTCTCTCTTTAGCGAGTCTAAGTCTTCAATCGTTGCTGCTTTAAAGACCTGTTCACCACCTTCAGATAACGGACGACCGAACTCATCAACAAGAGCACTTGGTTGTGTTACTGTTGGCTTAAACTTAGTTGATACGTCATTCCATATACGTTGGAACGGAAAGAATTTATCAGCTACTTTTGTGTCAGTAACAAACTGATAAATATCCTCTACACCAGCAGCAGGAAGATTAATATTGTTTTCATTAGCAAAAGCAAATGCTTTGTTATATAAAGGAGCTACAGACTTTTTAGCTTCTTCTTCTTTAGTTGCAACTAAGTTAGCTACTCGTTGTCCTATGGTCTGCTGATCTTCGACACCTAGTTGGGATGCTTTAGCTATCTGAGTATCAATACCCCTTAACTTACGTTGCTGTGCTTTATCTAAAGGAATATCAGCTAGTGCATTACGTAGTATTGTATTAGCCTGTGTAGGATCACCGAACAATCTGGTAGCTCTTCCTGACAAGGTATCCATTGCTTGTTCAAACTGCGAACCATATAGATTACGGAAAGCAGGATCTCTACTTGATAAGTTTCTAATCAAATCACCTAGTACAGGATTATTATTTAGCATTGCTGATGCTGGTAGCTGCACACCTGTCGTAGCACTGATCTGCTGTGATTTAGCTAATGCTTCAGCAAACTTAGGATCTGCCTGTGCTGCTGCTTGGAAGATAGAAGTTACAGTGTTGTCAGCTTGACGTAGAACCTCTTCTTCAGGAACAGTACCACGAATACGTTGGATCAGTGGTTTAGCCAGACCAGAACGCAGTGTTGAAGTCCTTGGTATAGTTCCTTGAGCAACACCACCACTTATACCACCAACTAAAGCACCAATAACTTGTCCTTCATCACCAGCTACATTTTGACCAACTTGACCACCAAACTCAGCGGTAACCCCAGGTATAAAACCACCCAGTACTCTACGAACAATACCACCAGGACCAGAAGCAATACTAACAGGATCTAGTGCTGATTCAATACCAGCACCAATCAATCGACTACCAGTATCTGGAGGAGGTATCTGCTGATAACCTATCGCTTGCTGTGATCGTTGCTGTACAGGCTGAATAACCTGTTGTTCTATCTGTTGCGTTAGAGAAGGCTGTGTAGAAGGCATTTGCATAGGAGCCTCCATACCACCCATGACTCTCATAGCCTGTGGAACAATGTTAGCCACTGCTCTCTTAGTTACATCAGCTAGATAATCAGTTGTAGATGCTCCTGTATCCTGCGGACGATTACGCTGAAATACTCTAGATAGTTCTTTAGGAGTTATTCCACCAGTTTTAGGCAAAGAAGCAGCAATCTCATCAATCTCAGCATCAGTTAATTGTTTTTTAGTTATTACCTGCTGACCTCTAATTGTGTATTCAAACTCAGTAGCCATTAGTTACCCCTTTTAACTACTCGATATTCTGTACCAGTTGAGGTTGTACCTGTTATTGTCCCACTAGGAGCAACGCCAGGAACTGTACCAAAGGCTGCATCAAAGTTAGGAAATATCTCTGTAGCATTTACGTTAGATGCTTTTGCAGCATTTACATAAGGAGTTCTTCTGCGTTCGTACTGCGCTTTTTCTTTTTCTCGAAGAGCTAACAACACAGCTCTTCTGTCTTCGTTGGTAACCTTTGTATCTTTACCATTGATAAACTGCGTGATTCTGTTAGCAATACGTTGATCAAGTGAACCTGTGTTAGCTAATGCTTCGATCTCAGTCTTAGCTTTGTTAGCATCACCGAAGATAGAACTAATTTCTTGACGTAAAGCAGCCTCACTGAACGGAGTTCCTTTATTAATCAATGTAAGAGAGCTATCAATAGCGGATACTCTGTCAGTAATTTGTTTTGTTGATGTTTCAAATCTACCAATCAAAGCCGCATTTTCAGGTGTACTTAGATTTATGTTAGTGCCGCTACCTTCTCTGATTTGACCAGCAAATGGTACTTGACTTCCATCAGCGTTGATAGTTACCTGCCTACTTGTATTAGGATCTAAGTAAACAATTTGACCTGTTGTAGAAACACCAACTTTTTGAAGTGATTTAGGTTCTTTAGGTGCTGGAGGTGCAAATGAACTTTCTTTGTCAATCTTTTTCTTTAGTGTGTTTATCCTTTTAAGGAGAGCGTCTGCTTCTGCCTCATCAGTAGCACTTTGTAACCTTGTCTCAAGAGTGCTAAGTTCATTCTGTAATTGAACAAACTCTGGTGTCTTTGGCTTACCTGCTGCTTCTGCTCTAGCTTCTGATGCTTTTTTATCAGCAACATACTTACCAATCTGTGCTTCTTTAACCCTTATCTCTAAACCTGTCTTAGTCTTAGCCTCTTCAGCCTGTTTAACCTGCATAGCAGCTGCTAAAGACTGTTGTGTCAGTCCTAACCTAGCAGCCTCTTTAGCCATGATCTTGTAGGCTTCTACAGGGTCTGTACCATCCCACTGAGTATTGATAGCAGTCTTCAGCTCCTGCATCGCAGATGCTTCTTTAAGTCTAGGGTCTTCAACACCGAACAATCCAGCAATGTTTCTACCAGCTCGTTGTCCTGCACTGGCAGCTTGATACATCAAACCTTGACCAGGACCCAACTGTGCTTGACGCATTGCTAACTCTTGGTCAGCTTGTTGCTGTTGACGTAATAGATCCTGTGGTGTTGGACCAAACAAACTAGTCATTTGTTCTTGAGCCATTGTGATTCCTTAGATAAACAACCCAATATCTTCATTACCGTAACCCATACCAGTACCAAAACCGATACTGTTAACATTACCAGCAGCGTTAGGATTAGCGAAATAGTTAATACCACTACTTAGTAAGTTACCTAAGTTAACACCATTCTGGCCCAATACCTGATTAGCTACGTTGGACCTACCTACAGCAAGAGCATCTAAGGCTTGTTGCTGTGCAGCTAAATTAGATGCTACACCAAGTCTTTGTGTTGTAGCTACCTGTGGTAATCCCTGAGCAAACAAGCTCAATGGTTGTGTAATACCTGCCATTGCTGGTTGTAGATAAGCCTGTGTTTGAGCAGTTCTACCAGCCTGTGCTAACTGACCTAGTTGACCAGACAACTGTGCTTGCTGTAGTGCTTGTTGACTTACCTGCTGTAGTGGTGCAAAGGCTTGCTGTGATTGGCTAAGTAGCGTACCACGTTCACCTAAAGCAGCCTGCCTAGATTGTAACTCTCTTTCAAGTTGTTGTCTAGCTATAGCTTGTTCCTGAGCAAGTAACTCAGGTGCTGAGGTAGTGATTGGCTTACCTGTAGCAGGATCAATCGTACTGCTAAGAAGACCAAGCCTACCTTGTGCTCGCATCCTAGCCTCTGTAGCTAGGCGTTGTTGTTCGATACCAGGGGCAGACAATGCAGCTAACTTGTTGTAGTAATCTCTTGATAACTGATCAACATCAGTCATTTCAGCAGCCTGTGCAGACTGTATAGCTGCTCTACCTAGAGGAGCCATCAGCATTTGTGCTACAGGACTAACATTACTCTCTAGTTGTCCTGTCTGAGGATTAACTTGAGTATTAACTAAGTTAGTGGATACACCATAAGGTGTAAACTGACCAACCATGTTTGAAGCACGTTCAGCGATGTTTCCTAATGCCTGTCCAGCACCTTGACCAACATCACGGTATGCGTTGAATAGGTTAGTAGATAACGTATTGTATTCTTGTTGACTAATCTTACCTTGTTCACGTAGTTTATCTGCTGCATCCTGCACCATAGCTAGGTTAGCACCAGATCCAACAAGATTACCTAGTAAGTTACCAGCGGAAGAACCACCTAATGCGTTAGCTACAGTACTTGCTGCTGTACTAAGAACAGAGGAAGGGATATTACTTAGTAAACCACCAGCTGCTGCTGGCAGTACACTACCTAAACCTAAACCAGCTCCTAAAGCACCTAAATTAGATCCAACAGCTCCTGCCTGAGCTACTGTAGAAGCTAGTGGGACCATTCCTTCACCAAGAGCTATAGCTAAATCAGCCCCTGTTAATGCACCAGCCGCTGCTGGTAATCCTGAAGCAGTTGCAGCAAGTGACGCAGGTGCAGCAGTGCTTGCTAATGTCCCAGCAACCTCTGGAATAGTTGCGCCGCCTGCAGCGGCAGCAGCTTCTGCAGCACCAGCAGCGGTAGCGGCCTCAGCACCACCAAACAAAGAACTAATTTCAGGAAGACTACTTAGTCCAATAGCACCGCCAACAATTCCTAATGCTTGTAACCAACCCTTCCACTCTGGTGTGTTAGGACTAGCTAGCCTAGTTGATGTAGGTGTTCCATAAGCATCATACTGTTGTACAACAATCTTATCACCCTGCGTACCGATTGCTTTCTCAACAACAAAGTCATCAGCCTTTTCCTGCTGAGTGATCCTTCCTTGCTCTGTGCCAATGGTACGTTGTACATCACCAGTAAGCAATGTACCCATCGGTACACCAGCATTCAAGAAGTATTGCCGTACTTGCTCTACAGGTAATCCAGTAACAGTAGCTAAGTCTTGTGCTGTAGCTCCATAAGCAGCAGCAGTTTTCCTAATAGCTTCTGGATTATTGATGTTAGTTACAAGCGTATCAATAAAACTTTGCTTATCTTGAGGTGACAGATTAAAAGTGGTTGCCATAGTTAACCTTACTTAAACAGTTCGTCCTGTCTTAAAGAATATGTCGATTTGTTGAATCGATAACGAGTCTGAGGTAATATCTGCCTGTATACCAACTTGGAATACTCTACCATTCCTACTTAATTGTGCTTTAAGTATGTTGATACCTTTAGTAGTGCTAAAGTATTCGTTGATGTTGTATTGAGCTACGTTGTACTCAGATTGTGTAGAACTAGGTATTGCTGTTAAATTAGCTATAGAATAGTCTGTGGAGTAATCAACACCCCACTTCAGTGTGATGTCAGTGCTAGCACCGCCAACGACAAGCATCGATAGCTTCTTAAGTATCTTTATGATAGAAGCATTCGTAGCATCTAAGTAGGCTGTGAAGTACATAAACCTGAAAGAAGTACCATTGTCTGAATAGCTAGCACCATATTCACCAATGTATCCTTCTCTACTGATGTATAGTTTTCTATCTCTAGTTGATACAAAGGCTTTAGGATACAGTGTCCATGTTGTTGTTTTACAAGAACCATCCTGAAGTCTTGACTTTAGATCAAAACAATAAGACATTAATCGATTAGGTAGGCTTAAGACATAGAAAGCATTCTTCTCATCGTATACTGACTTAATAAGATCATTGTCATTATTAATCTGTACATCGTTGATTAGATCGTTTCGGACATTCCTTGATACATCGAACAATGGTGGTGACTTCTCTTGGATGATACGTCCAAGGCTACGAACACCAGTGTCAGATAAGAAGAACAGATCTGCTCCAACATCCTGTACTGAGTCTCTAGCGATGCAACCAACACCATCAATGACTTCAACTAACTTTAGATCATTAGCAGGATCTACGTCAGCACCAGAATAGATGATGATTGTTTTCTTACAAAAGATAACTAAGTAGCCGTTAAAGCCTGCTAAGGCTACAATGCTGTCAGTACCGTTAGTAAGTACAGTTTCAATGCTTACAGAGCCACTAGCACCACCAGACCATTTAACACCTGACAAAGTATCTGACCACCACACAGTTGTCTTGTCTGTGGTTGTGTCAGCTACCCATAAACGACCATAAGCGGCTAAGACTTCGTTACCGAGCTGTACTGTTCCTGAATAGCCGCCATGCGCCGAAACCAATCCCCAAGTATTAGCGGCATGATCATATAAGAGCGGATTATGTGCTCGTTGAAAGAAGTAGGTGTGATCATTGAAGCTAACAGCTTTCCAGTTTTGTGCAGTCCAAGTAGCGGATCCATCATATTTCTCAGTTAAGGTTGTTGTACCACTATAGATACGGTTGTTACCAATGCTGATGATCTCTGTTGTACCTGCTTTCTTAACTACTTCATGTAATAGTGTAGGCTCTGTGTTGTTGTATCCAGCAGAGGTATTGACGTTATCCCAACCAGCTCTAGCAGCAATACGACCATACTGATCAATAACAGCATTGTCTGCCATTAAAGCAAATTCTTTAGGGATGGATACAGAGGCATCTTGAGTATTAAGACCGGCAAAGCCAGGAGCTACAATACTTACTGGTAGTAAAGGAGCAGACATTAGGTCCACTCCCAAGTAGTTTCATCACCGTATCTTTCTGCTTCAATAGAGATATACGATGCTACTGCTTTACGATAAAGATCAGCTTGTTGATCACTTAAGCGACCACCGTCTTCACCACGTTCATTGATAGCACGTAGATAAGCACCTTGAATAACTAACTCTGACGGTACATAGACAACATCAGTGCCTGCTGACAAATCTGCTTGAGGAACAACACAGTCTACTTTAACAGTCAGTACTGATGTTGGTACAGGCCATAGATCAATTGTTAATACACCTGTAGCTGCTGTACTGTTACCAACAGAGAAGTACTGTGGATCTCCAGTAGTTGTTCCCTGAAGATTAGTCCACTCGTGCATCTGATACTGTGTAGCCTGAACTAAGTCTCTTTTTAGAGAAGGAATATAAATACTTAGAAGACGAGATCTAGGATTTGTACCAGGAATCTCATAGTTTTGTGTACCGTTAGCAGTAGAGATTGTCTTTGTGGTGCGTAGTACAGACCAGTTCCAAGCATCCTCTACTTCACGTTTAGCTTCGTTAACAAATTCACCAACAAGTTTAACGTAAGCGTTATCCGAGACAGAAACAGCTTCAACCTCTCTTACTCTACGTAAAACACCATTAACACAATCTAAGAATGTAGCCATTTAAGTCACCACTTTTCCCTGTCAGACCAGTACGCAGCAGACATCTTACCTTTCTTAATGTTAGCAGCATGACGAGCCTTAAAAGATTCTCTACGTTTACGATATGAAGAAGACTCTCCTTCTTTCTTAGGAGAGCCTTGTACTCCTTGTTGACCGAAACGAATCAACTTAACTTGATCACCTTCTTTCGCAACAACAACGTGACTTTTAGTAGGATGGTCTGGTGTTTTTTTAGGACGATTATATCCAGACACTCCTGCCCTTTCTAATCTAGGATCTTTCATTTCTTCTTTGCAGTTTTAGCTGCCTCCTTAAAAGCCTTATTAGTTGGAGCACCTTTGCTTCCAGGCTTCCTCATCTTTTCTTTGGAGCCTTCAGCAATACGCTGTCTTTTAGCGTGAATGTTGGCGTATAGTCCTTGTTTCATTTCTTTTTCTTAGGCTTAGTCATACCAGCCTCTGAAAGAGCAATAGCCACTGCTTGCTTACGTGACTTTACAACAGGACCACCTTTACCGCTATGTAGTGTTCCTTCTTTGTATTCACGCATAACTTTCTTTACTTTAGCAGGTTTCTGTTTCATGAAGGATAACCCATCTTACGTTCTTTAGCCTTCATTGACTTTGATTCTTTCTTTTCATGCATCTTCTTTGCTTTCTTTGATGCATACTCTTCAGCAGCTTTTTTACCTTTAGCTGTGTAAGGAAACTTCTTATTCGCTACCATCGGCATTTGTTTTCTCCTGCTTACGTTTAAACATACATTGAATAGTATCTGTTTCCCATATCCTGATAGCAGTCCAAACAATCGTTAACACTGCTGCTATGGCTGGTAACAGTTCAGCTAAAGTCCCTACCACAGTAAGGATTGAAATAGCATCTCCTACTTGCTTAACTTGCTCATCAGCGTGGATAGCCATGATTATTCACTCAAGGCTGCAATCTGTTGCTGTAACTGCTGAAGCTGAGTTAACAAAACCTCTTTCGTTGGTGTTATGGGTGTTATTGGTGTGGTTATTGGTTCTGCGAACACACCATCTACATAGCTCCACCCTGGTCCTGCTTGTGGACAATCAATCCATCCATTCTGTTCAGCAAGTTCAGCATCAGCAACGACAACATTAACAACAACATTGTTCTCTATGATTGCGAATCGGTTGTTCATTTTGATCACCATGCGTAAACACGACAAAGACCACTACCACCAGCACCACCAGCACCACTTGCGACAGCAAAACCAGCCCCAGCAGCAGCTCCACCACCACCCCCGCCACCAGCAGCTATGCCACCAGCACCACCTGCAACAGCAGTAGCCGCTGCTGAATTACTACCAGCACCATCGCCACCACCACCGCCAAAGAAATTTGTGGATGATGCGGTATTTCTTGCAGCACCGCCTCCTGTTTCACCAGTGCGTGAACCACCAGCAGCACCGTTTGATGCTACACCGCCACCTGCTGTTTCGTTCCAACTACCTCCAGCACCTCCACCAGCACCTCCTTGATAGCTACAACCACCAGCCCTTGCTGTTTGATCTGCATTTGTTGCACCGCCAGCAGCACCGCCAAATCCGCTTGAGAACTGAGCTTGCGCTATATTCGCCCATGTTGTGACCAAAGAGCTAACAGAAGCCCCGCCAAACTGTCCTGAACCAACTGTAGTACCACTTGTTGTTATTTTAGGTGCGTTTCCTGTACCTAAGACACCACCGCCATCACCACCAAAAGTATTGATTGTAGCTCCTACCGTACTTACACCTTTTTGACCAGCACCGCCTCCATAGCTCGTTAAGTAAGAGCCGAATGTTGAATTACCTCCAGCCGTTCCATTTGCTCCGCCACCGTTGGTTGTTCCAGAAGCACCTCCTGATCCACCAGCACCTATAGTTACTGAAACGGTGGAAGGAAGATCAGAAGCTTTAAACAATCTAAAAGTATAAGCACCGCCTCCTCCACCGCCACCACCTCCAGCGTCACCAAGGCTTGGTCCTGAATTCTTATAAGAGAAACCGCTACCGCCTCCCCCTCCAGCACCCCAACATTCAACCATCACAAATGTTTTTCCTGATGGTTTTGTCCATGTGCCTGAAGATGTGAACTCATCTATCTTAGGAGCAGGAGATGCAGCAGATTCCCAAATAGAGCCTGTAGAAGTTAATACATTACCTGCTGTTCCTGCAGGTATAGTAATTAAAGACCCAGAACCATTACCTAACAATACAGTTCCTGCTGTAACAAAAGATAAACCAGTACCACCATCGCTGACAGCTATATCTGTTGCTAGATTTGATACAGTACCACCACTAAAACTAAAATTAGTTAATGTACCGCTTGTGGCAGTTAGGTTTGTAATTACAAAGTTTTCAGCAGTACCTGTTAAATTACTAACAGTACCAGAAGCAGCGTCTAACTTCGTAGTAATAGCCGTGGCAATATTATTGTACTCAGTATCGTGCTCAGTACCTTTAATAATCTTGTTCGCATTACCACTCGGTAGCGAGTCTTTTGCAGCAAAGTTAGTTGTCTTTGTATAGTTAGACATGCTAATCAATCCTCTTTGGTGTTCTTACCCTTTTGGACCTTTTCAGTTTTCTTTTCTTCTTGTTCTTTTACTTCTTCGTAATCAGGATGTTTTCTCATCTCAGCAATATCAAAGTCATACTCTACATTAAGTAAGTTGTTTGACCATATACATCTAAAAGTAACCATTGTGACCTCTATATAAAAGAGAAGCTGCCTAAGCAGCCTCTCTATAGTGCTTCTAATTAGCTCGGAATGATCAGAGCAATACCAGCATCGTTACGCAACTCTGCAACACCGTAGAGGGTGTCAGCAGTGTAAAGCGTAGCTAGGTACTCTTGCTTGTACTGAGCCTGTGAGCGAACAGCCATCTGCTCTGCAAGGACCATTGCATCCTTGTGGAACATCAAGCAAGCACGAGGAGCCGTACCAGAAGAAGCGTAAGCAGTGTCAGCGTTGCTAGAAACAAACACTTTAACACCGTATACGTCACCAATCTGACCGTTACGGATGGTGTTGTTACCACCTTGCTCACCAACAAATGCTTGCTCAGTAAAGCGAGCAAGACCCATAAGAGTGTTACGAGCAACAGGAGGAATAACCAAGTAACGACCATCTTGAGGTACGTTAGCATCGTCAAGACGCTGAATCGTACGACGAATAGCAGCATCGGTCAATGCAGTTGCATTACCAGCACCAGCACCACCAACGAATGCAGTAGTACCATCACCACCGATATAGGCAGTGGTTGTACCTGACACACTATAGTCACCAGTAGCACCGGCAGCGTGTGATCCGTTGAAGAGACGACCGATCTGAATAAGATCGCTGTCTACCTGAGTAGCAAGAGCGTAACCAGCGTCTTCCGTGTAGAAACGACGAAGTGATGCCAATGCCTGAACTTCTACGATGTCCTCGATGAGACGTGAGTATTCGTAGTGCTTGTTGATGCTAACCTGTACTTCAGACTCTACGTTAGCCTGAATCGTAACAGCAGTGTTAGCTGCTTTAGCGAACGCTGCGCCACGAGTGGGGCTAGGAATGTGAAGCGTATCGCCTTTCTTACCACGCATCGTCATCTTGTTGACGAGGTTCGCCATAACAAGAGCTTTTTTGTAAGATGCAATTATTTCGTCTGACCAAATTTCCCAATATCTAAAAAGATATTCCGACTATCGCATCACAGAAGTCTACTTACTAACTCCTGTGCCTTCTCACTTAGTCTGTGCGGGTCACGCTTCATTGCTTTTAGCTCAGTTATAACAAGCTGTCTTGCTTCATCAGCGACCTGCTTGCCTTTTAAGTTATTCTCCATCCACAGAAGAAATCTGGCTTGTTCATGTTTGATATATAGATGGTTTGCTATGTTTCGTAAGAAAGGACATACTTTACTGTATCCAACAAGTTCCCATGATACAGAATCTTGCCAGTTGTCATTCTTACTTTCACGGTAGGTTAAAAAACCACCATGATTTGTTTGCAACATATCAAGTAACATCTTAGAACTAACAGCCATTCCAATTCTAACTCTTGGTCTGACATAAATACCGTTTGTTACTTGAACATCTAGACAGCCTTCGCCATCAATCAAACCTGCGATATACTTCCAACTTAATCGCTTCATACACCCTCCACGGTGTGAACTGCATTGTTGGTAATGTCGTGTTCCCTCTGGTTAAGACACCTTACGTTCTTTCCCAGTTATTCAGAGAAGGTTTTACATCCCCAAAATTATAGGCTAGGGATAAATTTATCCGCATTGGTCTTGTTAACAATGGAGCCACTTCCTCCAGGATATGCTGCTGATGCCATTTTAAATTCCTTAAAAGTTTAGGTTATCTAACCCTATTCTCGTTATAGGCTGCCATGATGTCATCTTGTAAAGCCATATAACGCTCAGGGTCTGTCATTTGTAGTCGAATAAGATCTGCTCGACGATAAATTTTCTTGCTCGCTTCACCAGTAGCACCATCGACTGCTACCGTAGCTGCTTTCAGTGTTTGAGTACGTTGATCCTGTAGTTGCTGTGCTGCTTGCTGAACAGTTTCCTGCTTAGCTTTCTTCAATGCTTTGAAGTTAGACAACAACTCATTAGCGGAATCAAAGTCAAACTGTTTATCTGCTGCTAGGTACAATCTTTGACGTACAGGTGACTCATTCACCCAGGTAGCAAACTCAGGATCAGCAATGACCTGTGTATAATCTGGATGCGATTGAGCTAGCCTGTTTGCAGTTTGCATCCTTGCCATTTGTGCCGCAGCTTGTTGAGCTTGGACAACTGCTGGATGGGATTCAACTGCTTTGTTAACTGCCTTAACAGGATCGGCAAAAAAGTCAGTATCATCTTCGATAGCTTTAACAGGTTGATCCTGCGGTGTGATTTGCCTCTTGATGAGTTCATCAGCTAACTTACGAACTTCTCCAACTTCTTGTGCTTGACGACCAATAAGCTTTTCAGCCTCTTGATGCATCTTTATGATGTCATCTAACGATTTACCCTTGTACTTCTCAGGGATCGTAGGTTCTTCCTGAGTTGGTGCTGTTTCAGTCTTAGCCTCTACAGCTTGAAATTCATCATTACCTACTTCTTCATCTAGAGATTCTACAAATTCAGCCATCTGCTTCTCCTAGTCGGGTATAACCCAATTGTTAGGAATTAAAAGGAAAGTCTAAGTTATCCCTCATAGTAGGACTTAGACGCTGCTACGTTTGCTGCCTGTTCATGAACTGTTGCCCATCGATCATAAGCAGTTGGAAAAGCACCTGTGATGCCTTCCAATTTACTCCTAGGAGCTGCTAACTTACGATGTGCTAACAAATCACAGTACGGGCACTGCACACTACTTACGGAACTATCAACGAAGTGTTCGCTTACGTGATGGTTCCCACATTCAAAATCATTTAGTATCCTCATTGACTAAATCCTCATAGGCTTTTTCCCAAACTTCATGCATTGTTAGGAGCCAATCTAAAGCTTTTAGTTGACCTTTACGTTCTTGTAGTTCTTCACCACTAGAGATGGTGTTTATGTCCGCTACTGCATCTCGGTACTCTTTAGCGTCTTCTAATAAAGTTTTCCATCCAGGATGACTCATTAGGTCGAATCGCTCTTCGTAGTACTTTAATAACTTTGTAGTATCCATTGTTGTTATTTTACCACATCTTTATGAATTTGTCAAGCATGTTTCAATGCTTTTGTCAAGATATTTTAGAAATTTGTGATGTAGTCAACATAGTTACCTGATCAGTGGTTAAAGTAGCTACAATGTCAGGTAACTCTATAGCCTCTACAATCTGTAGTTCAGTCTGCCAAGCACTCTCTACCCAAGTCCTGCTCTCGTGCTGCCAGTTCCACTGATAACCTGCTCTGTCTGCTGGCTTAGGGTCTCTTACGACCCATTCCCAGTTTAACCATACAAGTTCCTTGCCTTCAGGGATGTCTGTCGGTGGTGATGGAGCCTGTTGCCAGCCCTCTGTGCCGTCTGTCTCTTGTGATGGGATAGACCCGTTTTTAGTCCAGTACATATCTATCCTTTAAAACGTGGGAAACGCTGCTGTTGGTGCGGTGAAGTTGCTGGTGTAGCGAGCGTAGTTAGTAACCCTAACATCCTGCATATACGCATTAGCAACGCTTCCACCTGTTCTATCTGCACCAACGTACATTGAATTGGTTTGGTTAAAGTCTGTGCTTACCGTACCTGTCCCGTCATTGGTTCCGTTGATGTAAATCTTCGTCTGATTGGTGCTTGTGCCTTCCCTCACCACAGCAATATGCGTCCACGTTGTTGCGGACACCGTCCCTGTAGATGTGATAGTAGAAGAGCCGTATGTAAACACAACTTGATTACTGCTGTTAAGTGATACCAACCATCCTGTTGTGCCAGTACCTTTACCGACAAGACCGTAGGTTCCAGAGGAGTTTCTATAAACCCACAATTCAATCGTGAACTTGCCTGTGCCAATTCTTTGCGGAGGTTGATCCGGTATAAGCAGCCAGTCACCAGTACCGTCAAACGAAATACTACTCCCACCCCACTTGCTCTGTATCGTACTTATCTGAGCATTGCCCACCGTCTCCAGATCATTCTTGCTAGTAGCATCGTAAATGCCACCATTAGTGTAGTTGAGGAGGAGGACTACATTTGTTGTTGATGTTGGTGGCTCAGTTGGAACTGAAATACTTTCAGCCGTTCCGTTTGTATATTTCAAGCCGCTAATATAACCATTCATTACATTGGCTGCACCACGGTCAGCACCTATATAAAGCGTATCTGTTTGGTTAAAGTCTGTTGAAACAGTCGCCGTAGCAGAACTAACCCCATTTATATATAGTTGGAAACCATTGGTTGATGTATTAGTTCTTACCGCTGCAATATGCGTCCACGCAGACGCAGGTATTGTGGTTGTTGTATCAACGTTTGTTGTTCCGTGAGTAAACCTCAATATATTTGTTGAAGTTACCTGCAACACAAACCCTGTTGAAGCACCTCCTTTGGCTATAATTGAATGGGCGGCTCCAGAGGCATTTCTATAAATCCACCCTTGAATAGTAAAAGCGTTAGTACCGAACCTCAAGTTAGAATTATCCGCAACACTCAAATAATCCCCGCTCCCATCGAAATACCCTGACCCACCATAAGTCGCAGCAGACCAGCTTGAGGTGGGGTTGAATGGGGAGAAGGCTTGTACGGAGGGAGAGCCTGTGACGGTAAGTGCGTAGTTGTTAGTGCTGCTGTCTTTGAAGCGGTTGGATTGACATGTAAGAAGAACTGTCCCAGATACAGCGGTTAACGGTGAAGTTGGAACCGTGTAAGTTGATCCGGTATATAAAGCCGTTCCTTTGATTATCCTAAGATTAGATATATACCCAGCTAAAGGGTCTGATGTAGTAATACCATTAGCCATAATACCCGGTCTATTTGCCGGACATAAATAATTGGTTGAGTCCCCTGTATAGTCGTTACCAACTTTATTACCATTTAGATATAACTTTGTAGTAGTACCAGACCTTGCTAGAGCTATATGGTTCCACGCATTAACAGTTGGTACGGTGCTATTGGTAATCCTTACCGCAGAATTTGTAAAATATTGCAGTGTTGAATTGCTTACATATATTGCTGGATAAGCTCCTTGTGTTCCTGCTGGTCTAAAATCAAAAAAGTTATTGACAGTAGCAGTAAGCGATGTTGGATAAAGCCACATCTCAATAGTGAAATCACCAGTACCCAATGCTAAATTTGAATCGCTTACTACATTTAAATACTGCCCACTTCCCGAAAAATAATTCCCCCACCCCGTCTGCGAGAACGGTGAGAACGTACCTTGTGTGGTGTTGCCGTTGCGGGTGATGGTGAAGTTATTGGTAGAACCATCTAAGAACGTATTGTTCTGTGCGCCATTCGTGCCGTTGCCAGGAAGCAATAGCGTGGTGTATGGATAGTAAGGGTCTGCTGTGACTCCACCTGAAAAGATGGAGGCAATCATTGCTGTTAAGTTACCAGCCATATCAAGTCACTCCTGGCCCAGTTACCCACCAAGTATCTGTAGCAACCTTGATAAGTGAAGCCATACCTTTAGTGGCTACTGTACGGTTTCCAGTGGCTCCGTTAGCTAGTTGAAACGTTACACCAGCACCGGAGATAGTTAAGTTACCACTGTTGTTGTTCAACACCAAAATAACCGTACCCGTTGGAAACGCAACGGAAGCATTGGTAGGTACTGTTAACGTTGCTGTAGAGCCGCTAGTAAAATACACATGATCACCAGCATCAGACAATACTAATGTATATGTAGAACCTGTTTGACTATTTTGAGGTGCTCCTAAATAACCTAATGTTTCATCAGCATCAGGTAAAGTTGTTGTACGACTACTATTTGTATTGGCAGATTGCAGCGTATGTGATCCTGTACCGCTGGAATTGCCTTTAACAATAATGGAACTCATGTTTTCTCCTAAAAACCAAGAACAACCCAACGCTCATCTGTTCCTACAGTTACTGAGACATTTGAGTTAATTGTTACAGGACCAACGCTTAATCCGTTGTAACCGTCTGTTATTGTATAGTTAGATGATATGGTTCGTAGGTTTTCTAATATTGTACTAGAACCTCCTCCACCACCGCCGGTAGCAGTTAATGTACCGGATGACAAAGATAAACCAGAACCAACAGTAACATTACTAAAACCACCAGTACCGTTATTAGCTAGTAACTGTGCTGAAGTTCCTGTTGTTGCGGGAGCATAATCAGTTGATGCCGTAGCAGTTGTAAAACCAGAACCATTACCTTTTAGAATACCATTAAGTGTTGTGGTTACTGCTAATGTACCAGAGCTAGTTACTGGCGATCCTGAAACAGAAAAGCCAGTTGGCATCGTTAAAGCAACACTTGTTACTGTACCTGATCCACCACCGCCTGTACCGTTTGCTGCTGATGTGATACGACCTTGTGCATCAACAGTGATATTAGCGTTAGTGTATGAACCTGCTGTAACCGCTGTGTTTGCTAAATTAAGGGTTCTGTTAGCGGACAAATCACCACCACCAGATAGGCCAGTACCAGCAGTGATAGTCCTTGACGTTGATACATAACCTGCTGTAGCGTGGTTACCCCATCCATAAGCAGTATTCCAATTACTTATGTTTGTAGATGTGATACCAGCAGCAGCACTAGCAGTAAATACAGGATCTGTTTCTGATGTTAGATAAGTTGATGTATCTAGTGTCCATGTATTTGTTGCTGTTTTCTTTAACAATCCAGAAGTACCAGCTAAGCCAGCAATTGCTGTTAAATCAGCATCTAAAGGTTGATAGGTTGTTGCTGCTGTTGCTGATGTAAGATAACCTGCTGAAGCATGATTACCCCAGCTATAAGCAGTATCCCAATCAGTTTGCTTTGATGTGGTCGGTATTCCATAACCAGCTGTATACGATACTGCTAACGTACCTGCTGATGTTACTGGTGATCCTGTTACAGTTAATCCAGTAGGTACTGACATAGCTACTGATGTTACTGTACCGTTACCTGACAAAGCAGCAATGTCGCTTAATGTTGTTTTTACCGTATTACCACTCTGTACAATAGGTACAACTTCAGTACCAGCCAGTGCTGATGCATTTGATAGTGCTGAGATCTTTATATCAGCCATGTCTACTCCAAGATAATATAGTCACCAGCTTCTGTGGTGATGAGGTTACCGTTTTCAGTAGCTAAAACAGGAACAACACTAATCCAATCAAGTAAGTAGTTAAACGATGCTTTCTTCCATTGTCCGTTTTGTCTGACAACAAAATATTCAGGTACTGTATCAGGAGATGCGTCAGGTAAACTATCTAGTCCAAACTGCTGTGTATTCTGAATGTATATGTTGTCTTTAGACTTAGAGGTCTGTGGTAACTCACCAGCACTGACTTCAATGCCATTAGACAGTTTAAGTACCAGTGAGTTGTCAATGTCAATGTAAGCATCAACAACAGATACACCATCCTTACCTGCTTTACCGTCCTTACCATCTTTACCATCAACACCATCTCTACCATCTTTTCCTGGTAGTCCGTCTTTACCAGGATTACCTTTTTCACCTCTTGGACCTTGTTTACCTTGTGGTCCTTCCAGCTTAATGATGGTATCTGCTTTGGAGTCTAACTCACTTACTTTCTTCTTTAGCTTACCAACAACAGCAGCGAGCTGTAGTAGCTTTTCCTCATCCATGATTACTCACCAAGAGCGTCACTGAATTGCTTATCTACTTGCTTTTTAGCCTCCATCTGCATCTTAGCTATGTTTTCGTTACTCTTGATGTCTTCTTCCTTCAACATCAACTCAGCAATCTTAATCCTACGTTCAAACTCACGCTGTGCTGTGTCATCGTTGTTAGGAAGGTTCTGAGTAGCTGCATTAACAATCTTTGCTCTGGTTTCTTCAGGCATTAATTGAGCCTCTACAACGGCTTTCTGAGCCTCAGCAGCAGCTTTCTGTGCTCTAGCTTGTTTTTCCTGCACTGTTGCCTGTGCATCCGCTAATTGAAGCTGTGCAGCCTGTTGTTGTACCTGTTGTTGCTCAGGATTAGGCTGTGTTAGCTGCTGAAGTTGCTGTAATAGGCTTTCTCTGTTAGGTAATGATGAGTATTCAACAATACCTTGTAGCAATAACGGTACAATAGGACTATTTGGACCTAAAGTAGACATCATCGCCATCATTTGAGCCTGTTCAAACTCTCTAGCAACCATACCTAGCGTACCTGTAGGTATAAATTCAAAGTCTTTTACAGGATAACGCTCTGGAGAGAACTGCATATACCGCCATGCAGCCTTTTGAA